GCAACGCCCTTCTAAGGCGTGGGTCCTGCGTTCGAATCGCAGCGGAATCACAAATAAAAACCGCAAATAGCTATAAATCAAGCCTTTGCGGTTTTCTTATTTATTAAAATGTCCACATTTTGTCCACTTTCTAATTTATCATACATATAAAAGGCGTCTTTCTCACACACGTGTAATGCCCCCCAAAAAATCTTCATGCTTATTTCTTTCCCCTTTTTTATAGCATCCACAAAATCCACATTTTTGAGAATCTCTTTCATACGTGCGTAATGACTGGGGAAAAATCTTTGTAGTGTATCAGTTCCAAATAGCGGTTATTTGGAGTTATATTTCATAGTTCTGCGTTTTTGAAGGCATTTTAGAATATTCCCTTCCTCAACAGCTTCTATAATTTCATGTAGTTTATAGTATATATGTCCTCTAGGCTCGGTAATTTCGTCACCTTCTTCGTCTACCATTGTTTCAATACCAAATTGATAAGGGAATATAAATTTCCTTTTAATCAACTCTCTAATGACTCCACGTCCAAAACGTCTTTCTGCATCAGACTTGCATATAAGAATCTTTTTGTTTTTGAGGTTTGCATTCCTTTCATTCCTGTATGCTTCAATACCTAATTTAATACCAATCTCAATGGCTTGCTTAATAATCGGATCTATTTCCATGTTTTTTTTTCTTTTTGTTAAGTGACAAATGAACGAAATTACAGGGAATATTTATGCTTAGGAATAATTGGAATGTAGTTAATTCAGGAAAGAAGTAAAACCTAAACTAATTGTAATTAGAGACTTGATAATATAAATTCGGAAGCATAAATAATACTAGCTGTCTATTATTATAATCTTGGTAGCATAGGTTCATCAATAGGTCTTTTATCTAAAATGCATACCGGGCAAATTCTAAGAGAATTGAATTTTTTATCAAGTGCCTCCATAATATTACTTTCTGTGAGTTTCCTTGTATGAGTACCGTGTGATGTATATGTACAGAATAGGTTACCGAATAGTCTAATCTCAATAGGGGTTGCTAAATGGGGGTATTGATAGTCACCGTTATTGCCGAAATACGCAATAATAATTTTGCCATCAATTAACGCTTGGCAAGCATCTTTCTTGTTTATCATGAGATAAAGTTTTTTGAATTTGTTTTTAGTGGATGGAAAAAATTATAAGCCAAATCTTTTTAATTGTTTAGGAGTAACCAATGGGGATGATTTCAAAGCTCCAATAATGAGTTCTAAATCTTCATTTGTTAATTTCCCACATCTTCCTTCTCCTTCATATCTGTCTATAAAGTTATCGGCTGTAATTTCTTTGAGTTCAGCACAGCAGACAAAACTATTCTTCTTTAGGAATGGATAGTCGCTGACATTTATTGGATAGTGCAGATACTGTAGTTCTTTCGAAATATTGGTATTGATATTACTATTAATAACAACAAAACCGATAAGAGCATTATTTGCTGTTTTTCCTACGATAATGAAATATTTGTCACGGTCGTTGTCGCCTTTATTTTTAGGAATTATTCCTTCTTTTGGGGTTAATCTCATTTTAAAGACATCTCCCTTATTTATATTAGGTAAAACAAGTTGCGATTTTTCTTTGTTGGATAAAATATCAGCAATAGATGCTCCCATGTCTTAAAAAGCAAGTTTGTTAATCTCTTCGTTTTCTTTGATATATTCTATCATGCTTTCATTTGCTCCACCTGCTTTTGCTATTAGAATTGCATCCATAGGATGTGCTTTTTGTTTTTCCCATGCATTTCTCCATGCTTCATCGTGAGATTTTGTAGACAGAGTGTCTATATCAACATTTTTATTTTCTTTTATAGAAGCATCAAGGCAGTCAATATCTGATTGCGATAATTCTTCCATATCTGGTAATTCTTTTGCACTCAGTATAAAATAATATGCGGAATCTGGAGATTCAATGGAATTTGAAATAATTGATAACGGTGAATTATTAACGGCAGTAGCTTGTTTGGTCGCTACCTTTATCGCATCAAATAAAACAGAGGGGACAGGTCCTTTAGGTAGTGCACAGAAAGTATCTTGAATGATTCTTCTGCCATATTTAGCATAATGAGCTCTGTCCGCAAAATATAGTATTTTGAATAAATGAAAATAGTCTATTTCGTCACATTTGTTTATGACGTATAGTACCACAGCTTTTAATTTAAGCATTTCATCTATCGTTAATTCCTTTATTTTCATTCCTTTGCTCTTTTTTTCTGATGCAAATATAGCATGTTTTTATTGTTTTCTTTATCTCATTTTATCTTATTTCGCTTTTTTATAGTCGTTTTTACTCGAAACATGTCGTAAAACATAAAAGAATACTACTATAATGTGAGATTTTCTCACGTTATCCTATACTCCTTTGCTCGTTTTCTCATCCTGTTTGCATCTAAGCGATTTTCTAGCACCGAACAAAGAAATGATAAGTTCATGTATCGTATGACCTGCTCCGTAATCTGTCGGATCAGGTAGGGCATTACATTCCTTTGCCCTGTCTTCTCTCCCCAGTTCATCCCAACGGAGGATTATTCATAATCGGATTCTTTTAAATGTAAACCCGGCAACCATATTGTTACCGAGGTGGCTTTGTTGATGGCGTCAACTTTCATGTATCATTTATTGATGTGAGTTGTAAACCATTTCATTTAGTACTGTACAATTGTCTTTACTTAGACCCGCATTAAAACTGGTACCAGATTCTACAGTTACTAGTCTGTCAATAACGCAAGTCTGGCAATACATTACGTTAACCGTTACTTTATCGTTGTTTTGTAGAATCTTTAGTAGTCTTTCGATAAACTGCTCTCCTTGCTCTGTCCGTTCTTTGCTAGCGGGCTCTATTACCATTTCCATAGTTATATTTTATATTGATTGATTCCTGTTGTTATCGTTAAAAATTTCATCCCATACGCAGAAAGCAAGAAGGATGATACAAATAATTAGTATAGCGTTCATAATTGATTAAATATCAAAGAAGTGTTCTCCCTTTTTCCTGAATATCCTATAGCCAGTGTATAGGCATCCAAATACTATCAATATCTCCATCTCGTTATAGCTTAATGGTTGCAACCTGTTGATATATCGTGGAGGCTCTTATTATCTCTAATGGTGTGCCGGTCACTTCTATTGCTGTGTACTCTTCGTACTCGAATACCTTATGCTTTATTCCTTCTATCTTTAGCAAGGTAGTGATATCCTCTACCTGCTTGCTTTCGTGGAGCTTGTAAACCTTTGTTTCTGTCATAGTGTATATTTTATGAGAGGGTAACTCTAAGTTACTCCCTCCGGTTAATAATCAATCACCACAATACGAGCCACACCCGTAGCCCATTGCACGATTAATACGGTTTTGATACTCATTATAAGAGATACCCTCTTTGCGTGCTGCTATCTCGCCTTTCATGCGTTCCGCTTTGGCTTCCGCTTCCCTTCTGATCCGATCGGCTTCGATTTGTGCACGAAGAAGAACCGAACTAATGGCGGCTTGCTCGTTCTCTTCACGTACCTTTGCTTCACGTGCTTTAGTCTCCGCTTCGATTGCTTGGCGTTCTTCGGCTACTCTAACCTCGAACTTTGCCATGCTCCAAGATTTACGGAGTGCATCGGCAAATGTCGGGTACTTTGCATGAGCGTTTTTATACAGGTTGTGAGCTCTCTTCATTATCTTGCTTAAATCGTAACGTGCCATATCTTTTTTATTTATTGGTTTAACTTTGATGATGAAAAAGTATAGCAAATACTATTCTAAACAAAATAAACAGATAGAAAATACTGTCTTATTAAGATTAATTAAGATAGTGAATACTATACCTTTTGCTAATAAGGCTACCTTTGCAATAAATAATCAATGAGATATGAGAATAAAAGAAGTACTAAAAGAAAATGGCTGCACGCAACAGATGTTAGCCGATAAAATGAATGTGAGTTTGTCCGCTGTTAAGCAAATGGTTTCTGCCGAATCATTAACGACAGCTACACTCGAAAAGATTGCTACTGCCTTGAATATTCCTATGTGGCAACTCTTTGCTTCACCGGAAGAAGTACAACCAAAGAAAGACGGTCTTTCTTTTACTTGCCCTCACTGCGGAAAGAATATCAACATCAAAATAGAATAATTTAAATTTTAAACCATGAAAAAAACATTGATTAAAATACTGGGTGTTTTATTAACTGGGTTTATACTTTACTGGGGGTATTTATATATTGAGCATAGTAAGACACAGAAAAATATAGGAGATGTAGATAAAGCCTTAAAAGAGTGCTACGAATGGGTGAAAAAAGATGTAAAAATCAATCGTCTAGGCGTTCCGGAATTTATTGAATTTCAGGAATATGATAGTGCTAATGTAACTAAAAATGCTAATGGGGAAGCTATTGTAGAATTTTGGGTAAAATCCATTTCCTCTAAGCAATTTGAAGCAAAATATGATTCAATAAAATTTATTTATTGGATGAACGATAAAGGGAAATATAAACTTATAAGCACTAATTAAGGCCTTTTTTTTATAGCATCCGAAAAATCCGCATTTTAGATTTCTCACACACGTGTAATGACCCCAAAAAAATCTTTGTAGCAATTAAAAGTGAAAGCCGGAGAGGGATATTCTCCGGCTTCTTCTCACACGTGTAATGACCGTGAAAAAATCTTTGAAAGCATATCAAATAATGTATTCTTCATTCAAACGCTTTATAGCCTTTTTTATTGTTGAGACGGATAATTTATACTTGTTTGAAAGAAAGTCCCGAATTTCGGCTTCTTTTCGTCCTTCTGCAAGCATATCTCTATACTCATAGAACATATCAAGATACATTATATCATCTGCGCTCACTCCGTTTCTGTTCATTGTAGCGAGTAGAAAGCGGCTTGATGCTAAAACCTCATATACTTTCATTTTTCTTTTTTTATAGCATCCGAAAAATCCGAATTTTATAAGCTTTCCAGGTTTTCGAGTACTTCAACTCGTTTTCCAACTGTGTTTATTTCGGTTACAGATACTACAGGGTTAGGCATCATCTGGACTCCTTTTGCAACTGCTCTAGCAAGCATATCCTCTCCCATGGTCTGATTACTTGATGCGGTAATATTTATTGGAACTCCTCCGCCCATTTGGTTAAATGAGGAAAGGATCGGAGCGAATAACTCCGTAGTTCTTGCTGTCATTACCGATTCTCCGTTACTTAGTTGTGCCGGTATGCTATCACTCGTTCCGGTTCCCGGCCCGGTAACTAGTCCACCGGTTGCGAATTTAGCGGACTTAATAGACTTCATAGCAGTTCCCATAACAGCTGTAACAGCACCTACAACTGTTCCAATAGCCACTAACATATCTATCCATGTTGCACTTGAACTAGTAGCCGTTTTAACAGCATTTGCAATAGCTACTCCCTGCGCTATGGCAACTTCCGCAATCGCTAATAGTTTTGCGGCACGTGCCATTTCTTCATTAGTTTCTCCGGCCAACTCCAATAAAGAAGAAATTCCTCCGATAATACTTCCGATCGCATCTGCTTTTTGCTTCTCTATTTCTATCTCTTTATTTGCTAGCCCTTTTTCTGCATCAAGATAAGCATTTTTAAGCTCCAGCTTACGAAGATTGAAAGCTTCTATACTTTCCCCTTCCATTTGTTGGATATCATCTAATTCCTTCTTTCTTTGCTTTAACCTGATACGATAAACTTCCGCTTCATCATTGTACACTTTTGCAATCTCGGTTTCATAGCGAAGTTTCATTGCATCCTGTTGCTTTTTCCGTAAATCCGCATCATGTTGTTTTACGAGATCATCAATTTTCTTATTATATTTTTCACGGATGGCAAATTTCATCTGTTCGGTAAGCTCGGTATTAGAAAGGTCTAAATCCCGTTGTGCAATTAGTTGCTGCATCTTCAGTTGATACTCTTGTTTGCTTCCTTTCTTGACATATTCAAGCTGTATTTCTATAAGTTTCTGGCGGTTGGCAATCTCCTTCTGCAATTCTTCATCGGATAGCTTCTTTAGTGCCTGCTGTTTTTGTGCTTCTAATGAAGTGATTTGCTTATTGATGGCCTCTTTTGCTTTAGGTGTCAAATCCTCCTCCGTTTTAATACGCTTTTTAAGATCCTCTATCTGGCGGGAATACTGTAATTCGATCTCTTCCGTTTGACGTTTCCGGCTATCTTTTATCAGTTTTAAGGCTTCATCTTCTGCTTTCCTCAATTCGGCAATTTCTTTCTTTTTTGCCTCAATATCGGCAGCACTGGTGATACCTCCTTTTGCTTTGCCTGTAGGTTCATAGCTTGTAACACTCTCTATTTGTTTCTTCAAAGATTCAACAGCCGCTAATTGCTTAGTATATTCTTCCCATGATTTATTAATATCCTGATTTATTTCTTTATTAGTACGATCTAAGCCTAGCCCTTGTCTAATAATTGAAGCATCTTTTAGTTCTTTATTGTATTTCTCGTTTATATTAACGGTTTCTTGAAGATATTTTTCCTCCTGTTTGAGAGCCAGATTGAGAACTTTTAACCGATCCTCTTTTGCTTTTTTCAATGCTTCCTGCTCTGTTACCCCTTGTTTGATATATTTTTGTTGAGCTTCTTTTATTATATCGTATTGTGATTTTATCTGTTCGGCAGCAACCGATTCCCCTAATTGCTTTGCTACCTCTTCTTCACGTTTTGCGATATCTTCTACGCTCTCAAACAATCCTCTGACTGTCTTTATTAAATCTGTTAAAGTATCATTTACAAAGGTCTTTACTTTGGCGGTCATTTTCTCAAATGATCCTCCGGTAGCATCAAACAGCAAAGCAATCTCTTTTGTTAATTCGGTTTGAGAATTAATTAAATCTTCTTCAACTTCTCCTAATCCTCCGGCCTTAGCTTTCACTTCATCCAAATTGGTGGAAATATCTTTCAGTGTCCGGATATACTTCAAACCTGCATCTTCTCCCGGCCCGCCAAATATATCAGCAATGGCAGTACCAACAGCAGCGGAGCTTTCCGGAAGCTCATTCAATTTATCAGAAACAAGTTGCATAACCTCAAAAGTAGTAATAGACCCGCTTTGCAACTCCTTTTGTATTTTCTTCGAATTTAGCCCGATTCCCTCTAATGCTGCGGCAGTGGAATCTGTCATTTCTCGGAGCCGTATATTT